GTGACAGGTCTAACCAACCTTATCGAAATTACACTAATTTACTAACCAACCTTATCAGACAGGTGTTTCAAAAAGTTTTATATTTCTTTGTCAGAGGGGAGACCATATATATAAGTTAATAGAATACCTGTTTGATAAGGTTGGATAAAGAAAGTCGTATATACGACTTTATACCCATTTTCAAGGAGAAACTACAATGTTTGACCCTAACACAATCCCTGATGCCCCTGAATTACCCCAAGCTGTTCCCTCTGTCCCTGCTGCCCCCAAGAAGCGCAAGAGTTATTATGTGCCCGTGTCCCAACGGGTAGCTGCTGATAACAAGAACGCTGCCAAGCGTGCAATGGAGCGCAAGGCTGCAAAGGCTTCTGCACGCAAGAGCAAGAAGATAGGTATGGTGGCTTCCATCAGCAAGCAAGCAGATGCCTTTGCGGATAAGCTGAAGAAGAAATATCCCCCCAAGTCTGCTAAGAAAGCTGAAGGCAAGGCAACGTCTGGTAGCAGTGCTACTGGTGAGACAATCTGCTCCATCTGCCACAAGCCTTTGAGCAAGCACTCAAGCGTTGAAGCGGGTATGGGTGACACCTGTGCCAACAAGATCAAGCTGTTGGCTCCTGGCACTACGCTTGAAGATCATTATGAGAAGCTGACTGTGTTCGATGTACCTGATGGTTACATCAAACTCAAGGATGCCTTCGACAAGCTGAGGGAGAAAGGCTTCAGTCTGCACCGTTTGCTTCAGGCAGTTGGTGGTGACCGTCACCTGCGCAAACCTCTCAACCCCAACTTCAAGGTCGTGTTTGTTGGACGTGTACGCTACATCAATGGGGCGTGCCTCAAGAACTGGAAAGATCTTGAGAAGGTGTGACATGTTGGTATCACTATCAATAAAAGATGACACAGAACTTCGCAATCTCATTAAGGACATGATCCGTGGTCAGGTTGCTTCTGTGGCACGTGAAGAGATCAAGGGTGTACTTGCTACCGTTATTGACCAGAAGCTGATTCCCAAGAGCAAGGAGGTGATTGACACTATCGTGCTGGATGAGATAAGACGACAGGTGCGTCAAGTTCTAAATGAGAGCATGTCAACTTACTTTGAGAGCAAGACCTTTCTGCAGGATGAAGTTCGTAAGATCATCAGGGAGGAAATCAAGACAGTGTTTGTAGGTGGAAGGAACTCAGTATAATAGAGCATGGAACGGGAGGCTGGTCGGGCTGAACGTTTCTGCTCCTTGCTATGACTCAACCCTTGGCTACCAAACAGCAGGGGTTGAGCCCTTATATGGAGGTGAAGTGTGAAAAATAATGTTATATGGGTGATATGTAGGAAGCCATACATACGATTGTTCTCAACCTGGTACTTCAGGATACACAGGGAGGATTGGTGTCTTGGGTTCCTTGCAATAAGTTTCAACGTGTAGAACAAGGTACCACGTCCCTAACAGGACGTGGTATTTTTTTGCCAGTTCAGGACGTATAATTTAAGTATGACAGCAGGTGTGTACGCAATCTACAACATCAAGACCAACCACATATATGTTGGGTGTAGTTCCCACATTGAAGAGCGTTGGGAGCGACACATGCATGCTCTTGAGGATAGGACGCATTCCAACCGATTGCTGCAACGAGCATATGACGCTGCTCAGGATGTGTGGGCGTGTATAATCCTGGAATGCACATATCCTGAAAACAAGTACAAGCGTGAGCAGGTATGGTTCAGCCGCATGATAAAGCACCATGAGTTGTACAACTTAGATTTGATTGAACCGAATGACTTGAGTTCAGTAAACGAACAACTGGAAGTAACCTAAAATGCCATCTGGTAGCAAGACACCCAAAGGAGTTATGCCACCCCAGCTTGCGGGGAAAGGCTTTGATGTACATCCTGAGAACAGGAACAAGAAAGGTCCACCCAAGGATGCCGTTGCCTTGCGCAAGATGATTCAAGATATGGGTGATGAAGAGATTGAAGTAACTATTGGCAAGGGCAAGAACAGGAAGACAGTCAAGATGACGCGCACAGAGCGCATACTTCTTGAATGGTATGAAAGTGAAAGAGTACAAAAGCAGGAATTGCTAATGGGATACGGCTATGGCAAGCCTGCTGAGAACATAAACATAAGTGGGGAACTCAAGGTCATAAAAGTAGCACTCAAGAAGAAACAGGAGACAGATAATGAACAACCGACCTAAGACATGTATTGAATGTAGGTTCTGGGATGAGCTCCCTACAGAGATACGTGGTAACCGAAGAGGTTTATGCCGATTGCATGCACCAACTATATTGTCAGGGACTGGGACAGGATATTCGTCAGAACTATGGCCAACCACATTGGCAAAAGACTGGTGTGGGGAGTTGAAGCCTAGAGTTCAGGAAAACAATGGCAACACAGACAGCTGAACCTGACCTGTATGTAGAGTTTGATGAGGACATATTCAATGAGGTGTATGTACCGTTGTTGGATGACATGGCACCGATGCAAATTCTATTCGGTGGGTCATCCTCAGGCAAGTCTGTATTCAAAGCCCAACAAGTAGTGTTTGACATATTACAGGGTGGGCGTAATTATCTTGTATGCCGTAAGGTTGCGGATACCCTCAACAAGAGTGTCAGAACAGAGATCATCAAGGCAATCAAGGGTATGGGTCTTGAGAAAGAATTCAATATCCCCAAGTCTGACTTTACAATTACATGTAGCAACGGGTATCAGACTATGTTCTCAGGTCTTGATGATGTGGAGAAACTAAAGTCAATCACCCCAGATCTGGGAGTTATTACGGATGTATGGATTGAGGAGGCAACTGAGGCAATACGTGATGACATCAAGCAGCTTGACAAACGTTTGCGTGGTGGGGATGAGCAAACTCCCAAGCGTATGTGTCTCACCTTCAACCCTATCCTACAGAACCATTGGATTTATTCAGATTACTTTAGGACGGTAGGATGGAAGGATGATACCACTCAGATAAGATTACCTAACCTATCAATCACCAAAACAACCTATAAGGATAACAAGTTCCTAACCCAGCAGGACATATACAAGCTTGAGAACGAACAGGATGCTTATTATTACAATGTATACACCCTGGGCAACTGGGGCATCCTGGGCAATGTTATATTTCATAACTGGGAAGTGAGAGATCTATCTAGTATGCACCACTTATTCACTACCCATAGGCACGGTGGTGACTTTGGCTTTGGGGGCAATCCTGCCGCAATCAGTGTTGGGCACTATGATGAGAACCATAAGACTATCTACTGCTACAAAGAACTATACAAGACAGGCTTGACCAATGACGTGTTAGCTGAGAAGACCCAAGACTTGATTCCTGTTACAGACCCTACGGGTCTTGTAATCGGAACACAACCCATAACCTGGGACAGTGCTGAGCCAAAGAGTATTGCGGAGTTGAAACTATATGGGGTCAATGCCTTACATGCCAAGAAGGGACCAGACAGCGTTCTACATGGTATACAATGGCTACAGCAACAAACCCTGATATTTGACACAAGCTGCACTTATCACCGTGATGAGTTCAGCATGCTCAAGTGGAAAGAAGACCGCAAGACAGGACAGGTACTAGACGAACCTGTTGGGGATGACCACCTGGTTGATGCCAGGCGGTATGGTAGTGAGCAGGACATGATACCACGTGCTAAGGCACGTCAGTATGAAGGATAAGGAGTAAGCATGAGAATAAAGTATAAGCAACGCCAATTGCACATCAAATGGTTTAGCATTGCCTGGCACTGGAACTGGTCAATCACATGGAGATGGATATTCTCCATCAAGAGGCACTACTCAGGACATAAACTTGGGTTTCGTTCCATAACAGGCAATCAGAATTGGCTGGTTGTCTGGAATACCCTCTGGTTGGACTTTTCCTTCCAAACACAACCAAACATAGCCAGACGACCTGAGCATTCAAATTGCAGATGCGCAGTTGTTTCAAGGAGTATCAATGGTAACTAAACTCGTAAGACTAAAGGACAGCAAAACACCCACTGCTCCCATCAATGAAGATCTCAAGCTGGCTCTTGAGACTATTCTCAAGAAGAAGCCAGCGTATGACCTGTTGTATGACTACTATCGTGGCAATCACCCATTGCGATACTCAACAGAACGTCTCAAGAAGGCATTCAGTAAGATAGGTGTATATTTTGCCCAGAACTGGATTGCGGTGGTGGTGGATGCAGTGCTTGACCGTTTGACCCTCAAGGGCTTTGATGTGTCTGAAAATGAAGATCTGACAACAAGCTAGATGAGATGTGGGCAGAATATGAGATGGACTTATTAGCAGACGATGTCCATGAAGCAGCAACAGTGGTGTCAGAAGCCTATGTGATTGCCTGGAAGGAAGATCCTGATGAGGGGGAAGGAGAACTTCCTCTTGATGTGTACTACAATGACCCACGCATGTGCCACGTGTTCTATGATTCATATCGTCCTACCCAGAAACGTTTCGCTGCTAAACTGTGGATTGACAGCAAACGGTATCCATGCATGATCCTTTACTATCCTGATAGGCTTGAGCATTACAAGGCTGTTAGTCCTGTTAGTAAGCTAGGGGAGTGGATTACTACCGCAAGCAACCTACAACCTGACGTTGACTTTGGGGAGAACGGTAGTGAGCCAAATGAGTATGGTATCATCCCCGTGTTCCACTTCCGTGCTGGACGCACATCAGGCAAGAAGGAGATAGGTCAATCAGAAATATCTCTACAGGATGCGGTCAACAAACTGTTTGCTGATATGATGGTTGGCTCTGAGTTCAGCACATTCAACCAGCGTGCTATCATAGCCCAAGCCGATCCAGGCAATCTGAAGAATGAAGCAGGTGTCAACTGGTTTATCCCAGGGGGTGATGGTAAGGGACAGGCAGCAAGTGTGATTGAACTTGGGAACAAGAGCCTTGAGAATTACATCCAAGCAATTGATCATGTAAGTCAATCAATGGCAATCATCAGCCGTACACCTAAGCACTACCTTATGTTGACTGGTTCTGTTCCCAGTGGTGATGCCTTGTTGGCTATGGAGGCACCGCTTGTCAAGAAGGTCAAGAAGCGCATCGCAGGATATGATCCTGAGTGGAAACGTTTGGCTTGTTTCATGTTATTACTTGAAGGGATAACCGTTGCCAAGAAAGACTTGACTTCTGTGTGGGAACCTGTTACAAGTGTTCAGCCACTGGCATCTGCCCAAACGGTCAAGACCGAGACTGAGTCAGGTATTCCAGTCAAGACATCGGTGCGGCGTCAGGGATGGTCAAAAGACGAGATAGAACAGCTTGATGCTGATCTCAAGGAAGATGACAAGAAGAAAAGTAAACTTGCGCAACAGGAGCTTGATGCCCTGCGTGCGCAGGATAATACCAACCCTGATGGCAGCAATAGTGATACACGAACTGCCACCAATGAAGGCTTTGGTGCTCCTGTAACCAAACGAGTCCCAAAAGGTAAGTGATGTCAACACCCTACCCTGACCCCTTAGTTGTTCGTCTTGCTCGTGAGAACAGGGCTGCTCTGCTTGAACGTGAAGACTTACAAATGACACGTATGGCAAAGCAGTGGTATGCCATAGAACGGTCATTACAAAGTGACATGCTATTGTTGGCTCAGGACATAGTAGATGCCAAGGCATCAGGCAAGGCTATCACAGAGCAATTATTGAGACGAATGGATAGATACCAGACACTCAATGCCAGCCTCAAGCAACAGGTGCTTGCTCTTACCAAAGATAAGGTAGCAAATGACATAACAGCCGAGCAATTGGCATATGCTGAACACGGTCTTGATGGGGCGGTAGCAGGCATCAAGTCCCAATTCAACTTCGGCATAACATTCAACACCCTATCCGTAGATCAGGTCACAGACCTAGCAGGCATGCTAGGAGACGGAACACCTCTCAACCGTTTGCTCAAGGAAGCCTATCCTGAATCCCTTGATGGTATTATCAAGGCATTGCTTGAAGGGTCGGCACGTGGTCTTGGGATCAAGCAGATAGCCGATGCCATGGCAAAGAACATGGGTATGGGACTTGAAAGAATTACCCTTATTGCTAGGACAGAGCAGCTGAGAGCATGGCGTGTTGCCACCCAAAGGCAATACCAAGAGTCAGGCGTGGTGCTTTGGCATGAAAGGTTATCTGCCCGTGACGAAAGAACATGCATGTCCTGCCTTATGCTTGATGGGGAAAAGATACCCATAGATCAAGTGCTTGATGACCACCCACGCGGTAGGTGTACCAGTATCCCAATAGTCAAGGGTGCTCCTCCTATCATTCGTGAGATGGGTCAGGATTGGTTCTATCGTCAAAGCCCAGCTGTGCAGAAGCAGATGCTTGGTCCAGGTATGTATGACTTATGGCAGAAGCAAGGGTTTGATCTTAGAACAATTGCTGCAAAGAACTACAATCCTATCTGGGGAAGTTCCCCATGTGTCAAGACACTGGCTGAGATGCTAGCAGGCATCAGGACGTAGGTAATAAACGTCCTATTCAGGACGTATAATTTAATTCAGGGAAGTGACTTCCCTACAACCCCCCAAGGAGAACGTGATGTTCACAAAATATCTGAAAATGTTAGACGAAGCAGCTTCTGGTGGCGCAGCCACTCCTCCCGCAACGTGGGACGAGTATGTAGCATCTCTTCCAGAAGACCAGCGCACAGTTGTACAAGGTCTGTACGACACCAAGAATCAATCCCTGCTCAATACGGTAAAAGCGACTCGTGAAGAGCGTGATAACATGGCTTCTGATCTGCGTGATGCAGCGAAGAAAGCTGAGAAGGGATCAGCCGCAGAGTCACAACTGCTTGAGAAAGCCAATGCCCTGGACGAAGCCAATAAGAAAGCTGACTTCTTCGTAGAGGCAAGTGAGAAGCAGTGCAAACGCCCCAAGGCTGCCTGGGCAATCGCCAAGTCTGACAATTTGTTCAACCGTTCTGGTCTTCCTGACTGGACGGCAATCCAAACTTCTGCTCCTGAATTGTTTGGTCCCGCAGTCAAGCCCAAAGGAAAAGCTGGGGCTGGTGCAGGAACCGAGCAAGCACCCGAAGGACAAACCATAAACCAGTTCATCCGAAGTGCTTCAGGAACCAGAACCATCCAATCCGATTAGGAGATTGCAATGCCAACTTTTGGTTCATATGTAGGTCGCAGTGACACCGAAGCAATCATGCCCGAAGATGTCTCTCGCGAAATTCTCAAGAACGTTTCAGAAGGCAGCACGGTAACACGTCTTGCCAATCGTCGCCAAAACATGTCACGCAATCAGCGTCGCATGCCAATCCTCAACTCTTTGCCGCAAGTCTACTTCGTGGGTGAAAAAGGACGCACGGCTCCCAGTGGTCATCCCCAGACCTTCTCTGAAATCAAGCAGACAACTCAAATGTCATGGACGAACAAG